TAACGTGGATCTTAAGCTTGGACATGATATCTTCGCATTTGCCAGCGGAGAATTTGCAAACAGTGGAGACTGGACCGCAGCAGCAGGTCTAAAAATGAGGTGGTAGCATGGATAAAAAGAAAGACTCTAGATTAGAGCGTGCAGGTGTTAGTGGGTACAATAAACCTAAGCGCACTCCAGATCACGCAACAAAATCTCACGTTGTAGTTGCTAAACAAGGTGACAAAATTAAGCTTATTAGATTTGGTGAGCAAGGTGCTAAGACTGCTGGCAAACCAAAAGCCGGTGAAAGTGAAGCTATGAAAAAGAAACGAGCCAGCTTTAAAGCTCGTCATTCTAAAAACATCAAAAAAGGGAAAATGTCAGCAGCTTACTGGGCCGACAAGGTTAAATGGTAGAATGGGTAAAGTTGGCCAATACTTTACTTCATCTGAATTCGCTTGCGCTTGCTGCAAGCAGTCAAACCCTAGCCAAATACTTGTCAGCATCCTTGATGCAGTGCGTAAAAGATTAGGAGTTCCATTGAGAATTTCTAGTGGTGTTCGTTGCGAGTCACATAACAAATCTGTTGGCGGTGCTTCTCAAAGCTGGCATATTCCCCGTGATGGTGTTGGTTACGCTGCGGATATAACTTACTCCGATGCCTCTAAGCGCCACGGAGAACACATTCTTAGGCTTTACATAGAGATTGAAAACGAAGCGAGGCGTCGAGATATTCCGTTTGGACTGGGCCTTTACTCTGGATGGGTTCACTTTGATACCAGAGGCGAGAAGGGGTCTAAGTCTGCTAGATGGTTTAAGTATAACTGGCCTCGTTAATGTCTACTTTCTCAACGCAATCTAAAGCATAAGTCACAGACCAGCACAGTTTTTCTTCTAGTTTTTTTCTTTTCTTAAAGTCGTTCTTGTAAGCCCCCTCAAGTATTTGTTTTGCCACATGGTAAGCAGAGCTGATCTGCTTCCATGCTATTACATACTCTGCTTTTCTTTTTTCTAGCGACATGGCTCCTGGAATTTTCTGCAGCTCTACGGTGAGGAGAAACAAATGCCCTTTTGCTTTTTGAGCTTTCTTCATTATCGACTCGCCTAGGTCGTTGCTCTTGGTCATTACCCGTCGAAGCTTGCTTGCCCTTGTCAGGATGCTCTGGCCTGGAAGGTCCAGCATTGATTGATTGATCATACAAAATCTCCCATTCGTTACATTGTTTTTCTAAATCGTCTGGTAAGCTTTCAGCTCTTTCATAAAAATTGCAGTCTTTTTTAAATCCCCACCAAGGATCTGACTCAATCTCGTCTTGCTTATACATGCGTGGCCATTGAAGCTTTACGCAGATTGTTGAAAGCGGAAGGTTGTATAGCTCAGGATAATATACGGCATGTATATTGTAGTGCTCACAGAATGTGCATCTCTTTAACAATGACATACCCCCGCCTAACCCTCTCACTTAAATTAGTTAAGCAGGGTAAAAGTGTTTCAATTAAGTGTTTTAATTAACCGCGCGCACGGAATGCGCACGCTGTATAATAAAATGCCCCACCCCCTGGTAATTAGTCTCATAGGGATTTGATAACCATTTACGTTGTTGTGGGGATGGGGCAAAATCGAAAATGCCCTGCCTCCTGATAAATAAAACAGGGGGTTAGCTGTCAACATGCGCGTGTTGTTCGTCGCGGAGACAGAGCAGAAACATCATCTTATAAAAAGCATCCTCATTACAAGATTTCTTTTTGGCGGGGCTTCCGCTTCAGCGATCTTACATAGGGCTTCTTCGGCTTCGCTAATTACCCGGTAAGCTTCCCTTAGTTTAATCACAGCCTCTTTGCAGACATCGGATATTCTTGCATCTTCTTCGCCATCCATTAACCAATTGCGACCTGCAAACTCAGACCCAAAATCAGCAGCCTTTCTTGCTGCGGTTTCTATTAAATCAGAAATCGATTTACATGTTTCGTAATCTTGAAGAGACATTAATGCTCTCCCAGTATGATTGAAGCCAGGCCCTTGCGGTCTTCTTCGCTTATGTCTTCAACTTGTTGCTGCTCGCCTACCGCTGCTCTCTCAAGAGCAAAGCTTCGTTGCAGTCCAAAGTGAGCCAGTGTCATCAGCACGGCTGCTACAAAGAACATTCCTTTAATCCACCAGTTACCGTCATTCTTTTCTCGATCAAGCGCACTGGTGCGTTTTTGTCCAATATCTCTCATAATTTCTCCTGTTAGTTTTTACTTAGATTTGCGACTGTACCAGCCGAACTTTGCTGTGCTTTGATAACCAGCCTGCCGCTTTTCCCTCCAGCTAACAGCCCATCTTCCTTGAGAATTAGGGCCGCTATAATGCGGCAAGCCAGTTATGTTTTTCACACTAGCAGACTCATTAAACCTTTCTTGGACCCCGGCCAATGAGTTTGCATACTGTGTTATTTTTATTTCGCTTGATGGACTGCCAATAGCATCATGCTCCCTGACAGTCATCTGTTGTTTATACCAAGGTATCTCTCCTGCCATCATCGCTTTCCCCCTTGTAAGCCATTTTAAGCAGTTCTATAAAATAATCTAATCGCATTGATGCTATCGCTTCTTGTCTGTCCCACTTGCAGATAGCCACAGGAGTCTTGCCAGTGTCAGCAATTTCCTCTGCTGCCTCGGCCTGTTCAAGAGCGGCCTTGATGTTCGGTCTTTTGCCAACTTTGCATTCAACCCATATTTTTGGGCAATCGACATCAGCCCTTGTGTCTCCGGAAAAACATTGCCCTGAACTTCTTGTTGTTCGTGGCCCGAATACTTCTTTGAGCCTGTTAGCAATTTCTCTTTCAAAACGAGCACCCTTATCTCTACTGTATTTACCCATGCTATATTCTAAGCGATCTTCCATCCAGCTCCAAGTAGTCTCCACCATGCTTGAATCCTTCTCGAATCCTGCTGGTAATTCTATCCTCGTATCTGGCCTGGAAGTCTCTCTTATTTAGGTTAGTTGTTATGATGGTCTTTCTGTAATTACTGTACCTCTCATCGATGAGTTCATCTAGCCTGTGATTAAAATACCCGTTCTTATCTAGGTACTCTACGCCCAGGTCATCGATAACCATAAGAGGAACCTTCATCATTTTTTCAAGCTCTTGGTCGTAACCGCTAAGACGGGCAACCCTGGATGCTGTCCACCATTGTAATTGTTTTGGTGGTGTGGCGCCGCTGGCAACGCGTCGCGTCTTTTCCCAGAGGAAGTAAGCGGCAGCTGTGCTTTTGCCTACACCTTTTTGGCCAGCTAGTACCAGGCACCATGATTCTTTTGGAGAGTCAGTAAATTTCTTAACGGCCTCGAGAGCCGGCGTTTCCCTGACTTGGTTTTGTAGCGTGTCTATAATCCTCTGCGGCATACCTTGATGCCTGAGCGATGATTCTAGCTCTGAGTTATCTATAGTGCTGTTAAGGTCAATAGGATCTTCACAGCCCCAGGACTCTTGCTTGGCCTTCTCAGCCAGGGCCATGACCCTAGCCTCCATCGCCGAAGCCGTCGTACCCTTTGCCGAATTGGTTGCTCCCAGAAGTGTAGCCACGCTTTGCATTGTTTCCCCCTGCGTTATTTTTTGAGTTAATAAAGCTTTCTAAGTTGCCATCTTTTTTCATGATGTCTTCGATGCCGTGTCGATTGTTCTTTACCCACCAGTCTGTCCTTGAGTTTTGAAGTATAGCTGTCTTTAACTCGGCGACGCTATAACCATCTTCGAGTCTTTTTCTTATAAGCTTCCAGTCTTTGTGTTCGGGTTTTACAGATCTTCCCCTGCTGGGGTGTACTGATTGATAGTATTTAACAATCTCCTGTATTGACGCGTCGTGTTGTGAAACTACGCGAAGTGTTTTAGTCGATGGCTTGTTGTCAGCGTATAGTGCTTCTAATTCATCAGCCAAATTACGGAGGAGTCTAACCAGCTTTTTTAAGCTGTTGGCGTTGATGTTTATTTTCATGAATTTCCTGGAAAAGTGGGGGCAGACAAAAAGCCTTCAGGGTACAGGAAAAAGAAACCCTAGCAGCAAAGTGGAACATGCCCACCCCCACTAATTATGTATCACTTAAAAGGGTACGCCGTCATCTTTTTCCGGCGACTTGGTTACTGCAACTGCCATCTGAAAAGGCCCTAAAGGTTTGTCGTATTTCTCCTCTACTGAGTAGTATTCGCCAACCTCCATGTACTTCTCACCGGGCTTCTTGGTAGTTCTAAGAACTCCTTCTTTCCCAGGGATATCATCTGTATCGATGTCAGCTGTAGGATCTAGCCCTACTGCTTTGCAGAACTGAATGTACTTCCACTTCGACTTCTCTATTAAATAGATATCATCAAAGATACGAAGCTCTTTATCTTCACACTCGATGAACATTTTCAGCTCAATGCGAGGTGTACCTTTTACCGAACTCTTGCCTATGATGGCATCGGTAACTTGAAATCTGTAATTGCCAGGGCCATAAGTCTTCGGCTTATTCTTTTCTGCTTCAGCAATGTCCTGGTCATTAACCGTAAATCCTACGCTCGGCATAGTCTGTCTCCCATATGTTCCTGGTATTCATCCCAAGAAAGTTTAATTTTGTCTGGCATCTCATAGCCGGCTCTGCATCCTGCATCGCGGCCAGGGCTACCTAAGAAATGGATCCAACGGTCTTTGCCAAGTTCTTTGGCCTTCCCGTCAATGACCCGAAAATTACTTTGAGCATGACCGATTTGATCTGCCCAATCTCTAAGTGTGTTCCAAGAATTCTTGGATAAGTTAGGAGCCCACTTCTTAAAGTCTTCACCCAGTGCATTGGCACCAGGCAGTAGGCCATCATGTGCAATAAGAATAATATTCATATTCTTTGCTTTGCGGATATGGTCCAAAGCATACAGCATCTCACGCATCATCAAGCTGGCAATCATAATGCCCTTGTGAAAATGCATGAACTTATCTTTGTTACCATCAAAGTCTCGACGCAGTACCTCGGCCTGGGCTAACTGCTCAGCTTTATCTACAGTGTCGATGATGAGGGTTTCACGATCATGGTCCTGCTTAAGAACTTCTCTCAGGCATTGCATAAATTCATCCCAGCTTTGACAAGGAGTCTCTGGAATCTTGGGAATCTTTAACCCTGCAGCGCCGTCTTCTACCTGGATGAGTAATGGGTTAGGTGCTTGAGCGGCAAACGATGTCTTCCCAACTTTAGGCTGGCCAAATAAAACCAGTCTAGGCGGAGGAATACGAGTGTCTACCGGTGCAGATACGATTTCAAAACGGTTGTTCATCTGTTTCCTTTTCAGTGTAATGGTCCTTTTTCTTGAACCTGTTGCTTTCATAAATGTTCTCGGTTCCTACGCAGACATGAAAGAATTCACACCCACCGTAGTTGCGACAACTTTGAGTATTTCTTGTATGAGTTCCTAGATAAGATGCTGACTGAGCTCTCTTTGATATATCATAAATCTCTTCCATTCTTTTCTTCCTGGGTTCTCCAAGAACATGAATCTTCTTTCTGATATATTTATTCTCTTCCCTGTTTTTATATACCAGGGTCAACCTTTCTTCGAACTCCTCTAAAGTTTCTCTTACCTTCTTCACCAACTTAGGCTTGCTTGCTGGGCTGGTTTGAACAACGTCATACCATACATAAACAGGCTTATCGTATTTCTCTTCTAGGTAAGATGCATAGATTGTAAGCTGGTTATTCATAATGAGACTTTGCCAAAAAATAGACGCAGAGTCTTGGCAGTCTCGAGTTGAAACATTTTTATGTTCCATAAGCACAATGCAGTCTGTCTCAATATCCAGAAGAACAGCATCAGTCCGGCCTACATACGTGCAGAAGTTGCCTGTTGATTTATCTTCGTATTTAAAGACGAAGTCTTCTTCAACGGAAAGAACTTTATATGTGCCATCAGTAAACGAGTCAGCGTCTTCGGCCTCCCACCTGTGATAGTACCCTTTAATGTAGGCTCTAATCTTGGGGAGAAACAACGGGTCACTATCCCAGCCACGAGACTTAACATCTTCTTCGATGCTATTCATAACAGCTGTCTCATTATGACCTAGTAGATACATTTCTTGCATGTCATGCATGATGATCCCAGTCTTTAATGAGTTGCTGATATTTTTATTTTCCCACCCCTCATCATATTGAAGGTGAGCTTTCATCTCGCAGCTCTCAAAGGATGAGATTGCTGATGCGCTAAAAATACCCTGGCTAGGCGCTGTTCTTGTTGTCATTCATTTTCTCCTCGTGCATAGCGTTGGCCATATCGTAAAGCATATCTACGACTTCGATTAGGGGTGTGTCCTCGAACCATATGGCCAGGACTTCGATTAACCTGAAAGAATCTGTTAGAAGCATTACGGGTTTTGAGTTTCCGTGCAGGTCTTGCATTTGAAACAATAGTGACTTCACCAGTTGTCGGTGTGTTTCCATTCTCATATTCGGATAGTTGTATGCTTTCCCTGAAAAAAGGAGCAAATTCCGAGCTGACTGGTTCTGCCCATCGTAAAGTTTCATCCCATCCAGACTGTCCTGATTTTTTTTACTCATCCATAAACCCCAATTCAAACATTTTAACTGCCGCTATTGGCAAGTGCTGCAATCCAGTTGACCCAGAAGAGTAGTTTTTCCACACTCCCCGGTTAAATAAATTCGTCATGCAGAAGTAAAGAAAGTCTGCATTCATTTTATCGATATAAGAATCCCTGACTCTTAACCCTATATAATCTTCTTTATATTCTCTTACTGGTCTTCCAACTCCAGTGTCAGAGTGAGAACGAACCATCCAAAAATCAGCGTCTTTAAAATTCTTTTTGATTTCGCAGACGTCATGTAGTTTTGTTTTCTTGGCGTGGCTTGCGAATGCTTCTTCGAGTTGACGATATGACTCATTGTAAAGCTCACCGGGCAGGTAGGCCACAACGTTTAGGCCCCAGATGCTCATGTCATCTTGGTAATATAGCTGCCAGTATCGTTGAACGGCTTTGTATTTGTCGTCGAATGTTTCTTGAACGTGTGAAATATTATCCAGTGAATAACTTTTACTTGGATCTTTTTTCTTGCTGTACAGAATGTTGAAGCTCATTTGTTTTTTCCTGTTCTCTGAGTTTCCATTGTCGTAATTGTTCTGCGAAACCTGGTTTTTCCAAGACCGGGTTAGCTTTGAGGATGTCTTTTTCTTTTTGGTTCATTTGCGAATACTTATCCATTCTTCATGCTGACACCCATGGCCGGTGTCGACTACTAGGACTACAACATTACCTGCTGCGCTCCTGTTAAACTGCAGGGACTCTACTCTGCAATGTGAGGCATAGTTATTCTCTACTGTCTCCAGCATTTCTCTTAGTTGCTTTACGCTAACTTTTGTTAAGACATCATCTTCCATCATGGTTCTCCTTGGTTGGTTGCTCGTCCCAGTTGGGACCTTTCTTTTTTCTTCGCTTGACTCTGACGTGGTGTTGCTCACCGCTCTCGTCACAAATAATTCGATAAGTGGTGCACTCGTAAGTGTCACCGACTTTGACATAGCTGACAGGTGGCCCAAGGTTTAACTTGTTCCATTTCTCATTAGGGGGGTTATGCTCAATCCTTGCTACATGAGTTTTGATTGAGATCAATTTTTTCCACTCGCCATCAGA